GGAGTTCAACGCACGCGCCAAGCACAACGAGGTTTACTGCGACAGCGCAGAGCCCAAGTCGATCGCCTCATGGCAGGCGCTGGGCATCAACGCCTTGCCGGTCAAGAAGTGGAAGGGCTCGGTTGACGCAGGCATCAAGTGGCTGCAGACGCGGGCAAAGATCGTCATCGATCCCAAGCGCGCTCCTTTGTCTGCCCAGGAGTTCAGCGCCTATGAATATGCAGACGACGGCAACGGCGGGCTGAAGACGTATCCGGATAAGGACAATCACTCGATCGACAAGGCGCGCTATGCGCTGTCAGGTGTCATCACGAGCAAGAAGGAGACCTAATGGGTTACAACAGATTTTTCGGCAAGCAATGGCTGGTAGAGCTGGGCTACACCAGCGTGATAGCCAACCCCATGGAAGAACAGATCGAAAGCTGGTGGGGCTGGTACACGGCCACATCGGATTTCTTCAGCAGTGTCCAGCGGGTGGGCAAGCGCACATTCAAGGTCAAGCGCATCTCCATCAAACCGGCGAAGATGGTGTGTGAGGACTGGGCAAGCCTGCTTTTCAATGAACGCACCACCATCTCTTTGGAAGGTCAGGTAGACCTTGACGATGGCGAGGATAGTACAGATCCGCTTGCACAGACCAACGATTGGCTGCAGGCATGGCTTAAGACCAGCAGGTTCATGCGTCTGGCCAACCGCACCGTCGAGCGTGCCATGGCGCTTGGCACGGCTGCCTGGGCGCTGCGCATCGATGATGTAGCAGTCGACGGCACAGCGTCTCCTGACGCCCGCATCGTTCCGGTGCGCTATGACGCGCGCTACATCGTGCCGCTTGCATGGGATGGTGATACCTGCACCGAATGCCTGTTCCGCTCAGTGACCGTCATCGACGGCAAGGAGGTCAACCAACTGCAGGTGCACCGCAAAGGCCCTCGCGGTACCTATGAGCTGCACACCGCATTGTTCAACGCCGCCGGTAAGCGCCTTGCTGCCCCTGAAAGCATCGCCGAGTACTTCGACAGCGGATCCGCAACACCGACATTTGCACTCGTGCGTCCGGGGATCGATAACGCCTACCTCGAGTTCCACCCCTTCGGCGTGTCGGTGTTCGATGCGGCTCAAGGCGCTGTCACTTTGACCGATACCTCTGTCGACAACCTTAACCGCGACGTCTACCTCGGGCAAAAGCTGGTCTTCATCCCCGACGCGATGCTGGAAAAGGACGACACCGGCAACGCGACGATACCGCGCGCGGAGGACCAGCAGGTGTTCTGCACATTCGAGACCTCAGATAGTTTCGTCGACGATAAAAAGCTCGGTCCCTGGGAATACAACCCGGACATGCGCGTCGAGGACAACCGTCTTGCCATCAAGACGGCGCTTGAGCTTTTGGGCAAGCGCTGCGGCTTCGGCGACGGCTACTACACGCTTGACGAGCATGGCGGCGTGTCGCACAGCAAGACGGCGACCGAGGTCGCATCCGATGCATCCGAGCTCATGCGCAACATCAACAAGCACCAGGACATGATCGCGCCTGCCATCGAGGGCATCTGCGCTGCAGCTGTCGAGGTGGCTAACGCTGTCTACGGGCTTAACCTGGCAGATATCAGCGGCAAGGTCAACATCATCTACGCAGACAACATCATCGAAGACGATGCGGTGCTGCGCGAGCGTGACCGCGCCGATGTCGCCGCCGGGCTGCTTGAGGCGTGGAAGTACATGGTCAGGTGGCAAGGCTACTCGGAGGCAGACGCCAAGGCGTTTGCACTTGCTGCCTCGATGGGCGCAGGCATGGCGGGCTCTGGTGGCGGCTCGTCTCTTAATGGTGCCCAGATGTCAAGCCTCATGGCCATCATGGCGCAATACGCAGCTGGCGACATCTCGGAGGGCCAGGCAGTCAACCTCATCTCCACCGCGATCGGCATCGATAAGGCAGCAGCCAAGCGCCTGTTGGATGGTGACCTTGCCGACATGCTCGTCGATGCGCCTGCTGAGGTCTGATGCCTGTTGTCGCAGTCGACATAGACGAGCTGGTCGCAACGATCCTGCACGGTGCCCAGGAACGCTACATCGCAGAGCTGACCGACACGCTGATCAAGGGGCTTGTCTCTGGTGTGTACGGTGACAAGGAAGAACTTTTAGTCGACATGATCGCAAGCCAGAACCGCACTGATCTTGACACGGTGCTGATGCGTTATCAGCCGATGATCACCGATGAGGTCATGGATGCGGTCCAAAGCACACTCCTGGCCGCTGACAGCCGCGATGTGTCCTTGTTGGCCAGATACTACGGCGCTGCAGCCGTAACGCCTGCAGTGGCCGCCCTGTCAACGCTGAGGGCACGTGAGCTGGCCTACCAGACCGCCCGTGGGCTTGCAGAGATCATCAACCGCCAAAACATTGCCATGGTCGAGAGTGCTGCCGCGACGTGGTACGAGGTGACCGGCAATGTCATCCTGGGAAAGAACGCCGGGTTGGTGCCCATGAAGAAGCTCATCGCCGAGGGGGTCATGCGGCTGCAGGAGGCAGGGATCACCCACATCGACTACATCAGCGGCGTGTCCAACCACATCGATGTCGCGATCCGTCGGCACATCGTCTCCCAGGCATCACAGACCGGCGGACAGATGACGATCGCGAGGCTTGAGGAATACGGCCACGAGCTGGTCATCACCTCGGCACACTACGGGGCGCGGCCCTCACATGCCCAGTGGCAAGGACAGCCATGCGCGCTGCACGGTGCCAAGATTATCGACGGGGTGGAATATCCAAGCCTTGAGGCATTTACCGGCTACGGTACGGTGCAAGGGCTAAAAGGTGTCAACTGCCGCCACTCCCTCGGGCCGTACTTCCCCGGCATCACCGAGCTGCCTGATCTGGGTTTCCCCAAGGAGTCCGAGCACATCGGGATGTCGTCTGAGGACTACTACGACGCCACTCAGCGCCAGCGGGAGCTCGAAAGGCGTATACGGTCCACCAAGCGCGACATCGCGGCGCTGGAGAAGGCAGAGCTTGGCTTGGAGTCGCCTGCCTACGTGCAGAAGCGCCTGCTGTTGGGCAGGCAACAGGGGATGATTGCGGATCACTGCCGGATGAACAATCTGCCGCGGCAGTATGTGCGGGAAAAGGCATACGGCGTCACGCTGCAGCCTCGGGCGCTGAGAGTAGCGCCATTTTTCGAGAAGCCAATATCATTCGTCAGTGTGGGAGCGATGAAGTACCGTGATAAGGTCTTGATATTTAATGATAAGCTTTCAGGGAAAAAGAGGTTCGGTATAATCGCCGAAGGTAGTAAGATTACGAATCCGAAAAGAATTGCAGGCCCTGGGACAGGGGGTAGAGTAGACAAGGCCAAAGCGCTCGGGAAAAAACACAAAGTCCCTTCATCCGGATGGGCGAAGTATCGAGGTGATGGACAAGTTGAATTCGAAGATGGTACAATTCATGATTGTGAGCTACATTGGTTTTGGCACAAACAAGTCGGTCGTGTTGACATGAAAATTGCAAATGACTACACAGATCCATTTTGGAGAGTATGAAAAAGCTGAAGTACATAGGAAAGTCTGATCCCATAAGCCTTATCAACGGTAAGGTTTATGATGCTGTCGGCGAGAATTCATGGGCGTACCTCGTTATAGATGAGGAGAATGAGGAGTACGCGTATCCAAAAGAGCTATTTGAGCCATCGATATAATCTGATGCCATAAACTGCTTCTTGGCCCCTCCCCTGAGGGGTTTTCTTTTTTGTGACACCTGCAGCATGATGGCTTCCTGAGAAAAGGAGGCAAGACCATGACCATAGACATCATCGCAATGATCAAATGTGCCCGCTGTGACCGCGAACAAGAGGTAGCCATCCGAGAAGATGTCAACCAAGACAGCTACTCCTTTCAGACCACAAACATTCTCAGCGACGCCAACAAGCAGGGACGATACCAGTGGGAGCGCCTTGACGAGAATGGGCGCAGCGTGTTCGACCAACGCTTCGGAGCATGTAGGATACTTTGCGCTGGGTGTGCCGATGACTACAAGAAATTTGTGAGGGAGCAGAAAGAACGTAATAACGACTTCTTCAAAAGCAGCTAAGACTCTTCATCCCCTTTAACATCAAGGCCGCTTCGGCGGTCTTTTTTTATGCCCAAAACCCTCCTAAGTGACACTTCCCCTATCTTTTCGCATACGCCGCCGGGCAGTACCGGCAATCACGCTGCGCAGCTGTATGCGCACCTCCCCGCCCTGGAGCAGGGGCAAGAAAGGAACAGACATGGCAGAACAAGACCCGACACCGGAACCGACACCGCCAGACCCGACGCCATCACCGGAACCTCCTGCACCGGAACCCGATGAGCCACCAAAGGGCGGAGGGGATGATAACGCGGCGTTTCAGCGTATCAAAGCCGAGCGCGACACGCTGCGCGACACGGTGAAGGACCTCAACGCGAAGCTTGCCGACGCCAAGACGCTGCAAGACATCGAGGACGCCAAGACAGCCACAGCCGCCGAGTACGGCAAGAAGCTTCTGTCAGTGGCGATCGATGCCGAACTCATCAAGGCAGGCTGTGTCAACGCAAAGGCCGCTAAGGCGCTTATCGAGACCGACGGCCTTGAGCTTGAAGGAGATGCAGTCAAAGGGCTTGACGTGGCGGCACTGGCGAAGGAATACCCGTATCTGTTCACCCAGCCTCAGAAAGCCTCGACGGGAGCCCCGCCTGCGGGTGCTGCCAAAGACGACTCGTACTTCGAGAGTATGCGATCGAGCGCGGGGCTTAAAGCAAAAGACTGAAAGGAGCCACTATGGCTAATGCAATCACACCAGCCGAGATGTGGGTAGCACTTCTCGACGAGATCTATCAGGAGGCAGCGACCTCCAACATCCTGGACACCGGTAGCCAGCTTCTCCAGTGGATGGCTGACAGCCAGGAGTTCAGGCTCGGCCAGCTTTCCATGGACGGCCTGGGCGACTACAGCCGCTCTGACGGCTACCCCAAAGGCGACGTCACCCTTGAGTGGGAGACTCACAAGCCCGATTGGGAGCGCGGCCGCATGTTCACCGTCGACGCCATGGATGATGAAGAGGCAGCAGGCCTCGTCTTCTCCAACCTGGCAGGCGAGTTCATCCGCACCAAGGTGGTACCTGAGCTTGACGCTGTGCGCTATGCCACGTATACAGCGCTCGTTCCCACCGCTAACGCCAAGTCCGGCGCTCTCGCAGACGCTGCAGCGCTCATCGCTGCCCTGCGTGTCGCCAACAACACACTTGACGAGGCAGAGGTCCCCGAGGACAGCCGGTACCTCTTCATCCGCCCGTCGCTTCTGTCGCTGATCAGCGACATGGACACGACCAAATCCCGCGAGGTCCTGGACTGCTTCGCCACCATCCAAAAAGTACCGCAGGGCCGCTTCTACTCCGCGATCGACCTGCTCGATGGCGTGAAGACCGCCGAGCTGGCGGGAGGCTTCAAAAAAGCGACCGGTGCTGTAAGCCTCAACTTCCTGGTTATCCATAAGCCCGCCGTGCTGCAGGCGCTTAAGCATGTGGCACCCAAGATCGTACGGCCCGAGGTCAACCAGACGGCTGATGCCTGGAAGTATGGCTACAGGGCATATGGCATCACCAGTGCCCAGGCGCTCAAGCTCACCGGCCTGTACGTGCACAAGGCAGCGTCTTAGGAGGAAGTCATGCGGACTATAGGAATCGTCGAAGCCGACAAGGCTGAGACCGAAGAAGAGGCAGTAGAAATCGTCGAAGCCGACAAGGCTGAGGCCAAAGGTAAGGGCAAGGCCTGATATGTTTTCAGCCGAAGACATAACGCCTGATTACGAGTTTTATATCGATGGTTATCACGGGAGGATGGACGAGCCCACCTTTGAGCAGTCTGTGGTCGACGCCACCTACGAAGTCGAAAGCCGCCTTTGGCTCGGCGCTACGCTAACCGACTCGCAGGCACAGCGCTGCAAACTGGCGGTGTGTGCGATCGCTGATGCGGTCGGTAACGCCGCAGCACGCCTGCGTTCATACACGGCCGGAAAGGTCTCAGAGACCTTCGAGGCGCCGCCGTTTTCGCTGTCAGCCGAGGCAGCGTGCAAGCGCTACCTGGCAAACACCGGCCTGCTCAAGAAAGGGCGTTGGCTATGACCCTCCTTTATCCCGACAAGGCAACCCTGTGGAGCAAGGGTCCTGAGGTCAACCGCAAGGCGACCTGGACGCGCTTTGAGCTGCCAGCAGTGCATTGGGAGGAAAAGGTCGGTTCCACGGTCACGCTTCTAGGCGAGACGATAGAGGATGCCCTGTTGGTCTTGGTGCCATGCATACCAGGCACGATCTCTCTTTGGATCAAGAAGGGCGACAGGATCGCCTTAGGGATCCACGAAGAGGACGAGCCTGCCGCCGGCGCCAAGACGATCACATCCTGTGAGCCGGTAAGACGCGCCGGGAGGATGCATCACATCGAGATCATCGGCGAGGGCAGAAGTCCCTCAGGCAGGGTCTAGCCATGCAGATCAGTGCGAAAGTCACTAACGTGGACCTCTCCCGTGCGATCGCCAAGGCAGGGCTTTTGAAGCGAGGCGTCCGCATGGTCGTCACACTTGCCGCCCGTGAGGACGCCAAGCAGTTCGTCCCGTTCGAGGCCGGTGCGCTCAGGGATAGTGCCGAGACCGAAAGCAGGCCCGAGGATGGCTTGATCATCTGGGGAAACGCCTCTGTGCCGTATGCCCGTCGGCAGTACTACGCCTTGCCGGGCAAGAGATGGCCAGGGACGACGTGTTACTGGTTTGACGCTGCCCGAGCCGCCTACCTGTCGCGGTGGATCCAGATAGCGCAGAGAGAAGGTGACCGCATTGCCGGATCGTGAGATCAACCAGACAAACATCGCCGAGAAGGTCTTTGATACCGTCGAGGTGCTGACAAAGGAGCTACCGGGGCTTGGATGCGAGTACGAGTACCTGCCGACCAATGCCAAGGAGCTCCCCTGCCTCATGATGTCGACCCTGCCGGGCAACCCGATCGAGAAGGAATACCTCGACGGCGCCTACATCGCCAACTACCGCTTCTCCTTGCTCTTAAGGCAGGCTGCTGAGGAAACGCAGGCGAGGATCGATGCCTTACAGTCTCTGCGCAACCTGGCCAACCTCCTGGAAAAGGATCCTCCGGAGCTTGGAGACGGTTGCCAGGTGTGGAGCTGTCAGGTAGACAACCTGCCCGCCCGGATCAGCGCTGAGGAGCCTTACGTCGACTACCAAGTGACACTACGTGTCCAATACAGGGCACATCGTTAGAAAGGACAAAACTATGGCAGAAACTGTCGCAAAGCCCATCTGGGGCTATGAACTAGCAAGTTACATCAATATCGGGACAGGATCGACCCCGGAGTGGATCAAGGCCACCGAGCTTTTAAGCTGGGATGAGTCCGCAGAGACTCAGACCTACACCCCCTCCTGGATCGATTATCAAAACCAGCCGACCTTTACCCTGGGGCGGACCTGCTCGATTTCCTGGGAGAAGGACACGCTCGTGGGCGGCGTGCTGGATAACTGGGTGATGGAGCATCGCCACGACATCGATATCCCCGTCGATATCGTCAAGGTCTACACCTGGACAGGTACACCTGACGCCCACATCGCTGACAAGGCGACATTCCTCTTCACGCCGAACGCATTGAAGAACAGCAACGTCGGTCAGCCGGTCGTGACCGGTGGGGTGTGCAATATGGAATCCGACGGCTGGACTGAAGGAACCTGGGACATGCCCAACAAGACGTTTGCGCCGGGCAGCGCAATCGTAGATCCCGGGGATCCCGGGGATCCGGGGGACGGTGGCGAAGGCTGATAGGCACTGAGGAAAGGAGCTGATGTGTCAAGTGTAAGAACGTTTGAGGTCGACGGCAGGGAATACGTGGTCAACATAGGCGATCCCGACCTCATCAAGCTGGTCAAGAACAAGGCTATCAACGAGGAAGAGTATCGGATCACCTTTGAAGAGCAGTTGGAAGCCGAGAAGTACGATATGGCAGCTGGATTAGTGCGAGACATCATAGGAGACGAGCAGTTCAACGCCGCCTTTGAGCATGGACGTGATTTCTTCCTGCTCTCTGATTTGCTGATGGCTGTTGCCCCACTGTATGTAGAGATTTCCCAAAAAGTTGTAGCGCTTTTCGACGACTAATGGATCCAAACATCCTACTAACCGCAGCGCCGCTGGCCTTAGAAGTCAGCGGCGCGTCTTATCCCATCAATGCAGATCACCGCACCGGCATCCGGGTCTTGCAAGCCGCCGAGGATCCCACGATCGATGATGAGCAGGCGCGCGCCTTGGAGATACTCGTGCTGTACTACGCCTCCAAGGGTCGTATCCCCGATGGCGTGCTGCAAAACGGGTCCGAGGCCATAGAGCAGGCTTTGCTATTCCTCAACTTCAACGAGCCGAAACGCCCCGACCGTCCTGGTTTGAGGTCTCCCAGGTCTGCTCTACGTGACTTTGACTGGGACTGGGACGCCCAGCGCATTATCGCTGACTTCTGGCGCGAGTACCGCCTGGACCTGACAGACCCAGCACTGACCATGCACTGGTGGCGCTTCTGGGCGCTTTTCCGGGGCTTAAGTGACACATCAAGCACAATGCGGGCTATCAGCCTCAGGGGAACCTCGCTGGACGATCTGAAAGGCGAGGAAAGAAAAAGGTTGAAACGAGCTCAGGAGGCTATCGTGCTTCCGGGGCGAACGGAAGAGGAGGTGATGGCACTCACTACGTTCTTTTGGAGTTAAGCTATGGCTGATGGTCAAGTCGTTATTGAGATCACTGGGGATCCATCAGGGTATAACAACGCAATATCATCTATCTTTGCCTCAACCCAGTCACTCGGGTCAAAGATCGAAAGCGCCGGCAAGGGACTAACCAAGGCCGGCGCGATCATGACAGCCGGTATCACGGCGCCTCTAGCCCTCATGGGCAAGAAACTCGTATCAACAGGTCTGGACTTCTTAGAACTCCGTGAAAACGCCACGGTGGCTTTCACCACTATGCTCGGGTCAGCTGACAAAGCGCAGCAGATGCTTTCTGACTTGTACGCGTTTGCCAAGACGACGCCTTTCAAGTACGAGGGCATCCTGGAGGCCTCTCAGACGCTCATAGCCATGGGCATGGACGCCAAGCAGGTCATACCTACGCTTACCGCCATAGGAGACGCTGCAGCGGCCACAGGCAAGGGTCAGGAGGGGTTTAATCAGATCAGTGAGGCCATCGGGCGCATGGCCGCTGGCTCCAACGCCTCGCTGCAGGAACTGCGCATGCTTGAGAACATGGGCATCCCCGCGGTAAGGCATCTGGCCAACGCCGCCGGGGTCTCAGTCGACGAGATGACCAAAGCTATCTCTAATGGATCGGTGGATTCCCAATGGGCCATCAATGCGTTGGTGAAGGGCATCGAGGAGGGCTCTGACGGCATGGCCGGTTCCATCGCCCCGATGGGCGGGCTTATGGCCGATCTGAAGAACACCTTCATGGGCGCCAAGGACTCGATGACGACCGCATGGCGCAACTTAGCGCTGGCTTTCATCGGCGAGAACGAGAACATGGCGGGATCTACATCAGACGTGCTCGATGCCGTGACACCGATGGTGCAACAGATCACGTCTCTGATAAACGACATGGCCAGGAAGTTCCGCGAAAGTGGTACTACGATAATCCCGATCGTAGAAGAAATCACCGGGGCTATCCGATGGTTGGCTGACCAGATCACCAGCCTGTCCCCTGGACAGATCAACTTCATTCTCAAGGCGATCCTTGCCCTTGCCGCAGCTGGACCCATACTCACCATGGTGGGTACCGGGCTGCAGTTCATCGGTAAAGTCAATCAGGTCGTTGGAAAAGCAGGCTCAGCCATCACCGGGTTTGCCTCCAATATAAAAACTTTGAAAGCCGCGCAAGAACTAGAGATCGCCACGATACAGAAAAGTATCGCAGCCAGAAATAACGAGATCATCGCTAGGGCAAAGTCAAAGGCGGCAGCGGCAAAAGAATCGATCGCTGCATCCCGGGTGATAGTGGCCAAGGAAAAGGAGAACCTGGCACGTCTTAAAAGTGCCCAGACGGTCGACACGGAAGCGATCGCGAAGTCCAAGGCGACCATCAAGCAGGAGCTTGACAACATCGCCACCCAAAAAAGCATCCAGATGAAGAACCAGGCTGCGATCGCCAATTCCAAGGCCGCAGTCTCGCAAACGGCACTGTCCGGCGCCACCACGAAATCCACAGCGGCCATCGTCGCCCAGACGGTCGCTCAAAAGGCCATGAACGCCGCTATGGCAGTAGGGCCGATGCTCGCGCTTACCTTGGCCTTAGGCGCTATCACCGTGCTGGCCAACGCCTTAAAAGACGCCAAGGAGCGCTCTGAGAACTTCACGAAGGCGACCAAGGGCCTGGAGGAGGCTACCGCCCAAAGCGTGGGCCCCATCCAGTCCCAGACCACAGCGATCGACGGTACGGCAAAAGCCGCCACGAATGCCCGCACCGACCTCGATGCGCTGATCAAGAAGCAAGCAGAGCTGGTCGACAAGATAACCGAGACCAACAAGACCGCCTCTGAGAATATCGGCGTGCTGCAGTACTACCGCGACGAGAT